TTAAGGTAGTAATAACATGAGTTGGACATTTACAACATTAAAAACAGCTATACAAGATTATACTCAAAATACTGAGTCTACTTTTGTTACAAATTTACCAACATTAATAGTACAAGCAGAAAATAGAATAATTAAATCTGTTGAGCTTCCTAATTTTAGACAAAATGTTACAGGAACTTTGACTTCTGGTAATCCATATTTATCTACACCTTCAGACTATTTATATCCGTTTTCTTTAGCAGTTTTAGATAGTAGTAATAATTATGATTATCTACTTAATAAAGATGTTAGTTTTATAAGAGAAGCTTATCCTACTGCAAGTACAACAGGCAGCCCAAAGTTTTATGCACAGTTTGATGATGATACTTTTATAGTAGCACCAACACCAGATGCAAACTTAACAGTAGAGTTACATTATTTTTATATACCAGAATCAATTACTGTTGCGTCTTCTGGTGAATCTTGGTTAGGCACTAATGCTACAGAAGCTTTGCTTTATGCTAGTTTAGTAGAGGCTTATACTTTTATGAAAGGCGAACCAGATATATTAGTTAATTACGAAAAAAGATTTCAAGAAGCTTTACAGAGACTAACACTAGAATCTGATGGTTATAATCGTAAAGATGCTTTTAGAGATGGATATAGGAAAGTAAATGTTTAGTGTAGATGTAGAAACAACCATAGGGCAAGTAGCAGTACAAACTACACAAAATAAAGGATTAAGTCCTGAATACTGGACAGAAAGAATTTTAGAAAGATTAGTGTCAGTAAGCGATAATGCTGACCCTATGGTAAAAGCACAAGCAGATGCTTTTAAAGATCAAATAGAAAAAGTTATATTAATTTATATAAAACAAGCTATTTTGAGTGACAGATCAACTGTAGCAGGTATGCTAGAGAAACAAGGTCATAAAGAAATGGCAAATATTATAAGGAGGCTGTAATGGCAATATCACAAGCAATGTGCACTTCTTTCAAAAAAGAACTTTTGGAAGCAAAACACAATTTTTTAAACTCAGGTGGAAGTACATTTAATTTAGCACTATATACAAGTAGTGCTAGTTTAGGTGCTGGTACAACTGCATATACTACTTCTAATGAAGCTAGTGGAACTAATTACACAGCAAAAGGAGCTTCTTTAACTAGAGTAGACCCTACTACATCAGGCACAACTGCGTTTACAGATTTTGCAGACTTAACATTTAGCTCTGCAACTATTACAGCTAATGGAGCATTAATATTTAATGACTCAGCATCAGGCGACCCAGCAGTATGTGTATTAGCATTTGGTGGTGACAAAACATCTACCAATGGTGACTTTACAATTCAGTTTCCTACAGCAGACGCATCAAACGCAATAATTAGAATAGCTTAGTAAATGTCGGGATGGGGTCGTGCTGGCTGGGGCGAAGGTCCTTGGGGTCAGCCTGCGGCAGTTAATGTTTCTGTAAGTGTTACAGGTGTTGCTGCTACTTCTGCATTAGGTTCAGAAACAGTAGTTACAGAAGCATTAGTAGTAGTTTCAGGTAATGTTGGTACTACAGCAGTAGGAAACTCTGTAGTAATAGGCGAAGCAGTTCAAGGTGTATCTGCTGTAACATCAACATCTGGTCTTGGTGATGAAAGCGTATCTTGTGCCGCTAATATTTCAGTTACAGGAAATGTAGGAACAACGGCTCTAGGCTCAGAAACTGTAGTTGCAGGTGCAGTTACAGATGTAACAGGAAATGCAGGAACTACAGCACAAGGAACAGTAGTAGTACAAGCAGTAGCAGTAGTAGGCGTAACTGCCGTAGTTTCAACCAGCGGATTAGGTGACGAAAGTTTAATAACAAATAATAATTTAGCAGTAACAGGTTTTGAAGCCACGACTTCTGTAGGAAGTGTAACCACTATAAATAAAGCTGTAGTTGTGCCAACTGGAGTAGAAGGTACTGGAGCAACAACAATAGTCAATGTTTGGGGATTGGTGGATAAATCACAGACACCTAATTATAGTGAAGTTTCAACAACACAGACACCTAATTGGCAAGATGTAGCTTAATTATTTATAATTTTATTAGAGGAAAAAAATGGCAACTTATGTAAATGACCTTAGATTAAAAGAAATAGCAACTGGTGATGAGTCAGGAACTTGGGGTACAAGTACAAATACTAACCTTGAGTTGATAGCTGAAGCGTTTAGCTTTGGCACAGAAGCTATAACTACTAATGCAGATACGCATACAACTGAAATAGCAGATGGTGCTACTGACCCTGGTAGGTCAATATTTTTAAAATATACAGGCACATTAGATTCAGCTTGTACTATAACTATTGGACCAAATACAGTATCTAAACTTTGGTTTATTGAAAATGGAACAAGTGGTTCTCAAAATATAATTATAAGTCAGGGTTCAGGTGCAAACATAACTATACCTGCTGGTGATACTAAAATTGTTTATTCTGATGGTGCTGGTTCTGGAGCTGCTGTCGTAGATGCTCTAGCTAGTATTTCTGCTGTTGACTTAAAAGTACAAGACGATTTAACAGTTACAGATGATGCAACCATAGGTGGCACTTTAGGAGTTACAGGAATAGTAACATTGAGTGATGATTTAATTATTGGAGATGGCAAAACTATAGGTTCTGCTTCTGATGTAGATGCTATGACTATAGCTTCTAATGGACAAGTAACTTTTTCACAAACACTTATCGGAACTGATTTAGACATATCTGGTGATGTTGATGTAGATGGCACTACAGAAACAGATGCACTAACTATTAATGGTTCAGCCTTAAAATACAAAGCATTTGGCACAGAATCTATAATGTTTGGTGATGATACAACAGGAACTATAGATAATGCTAATGCTAATACAGGTGTAGGTGTTGATGTTTTTGCAGCCATAACTTCTGGAGATAATAATACAGCAGTTGGTAATGCAGCTATGGGTGCAATGACTTCAGGTAGTAATAACGTAGCTGTTGGTACTAATGCTTTAGATGCTGCAACTACAGCAGATGACAACACAGCAGTTGGTCATAATGCTTTGACAGCAAACACTTCTGGAACAGACAATGTTGCGGTTGGACAAGCAGCATTAGACGCAAATACAGAAGGAGACTTAAACACAGCAGTAGGCTCATTTGCTTTATCTACTGCTACTACAGCAAATAACAATACAGGTCTTGGATATAGTGCTTTATTTTTATTAGAAACAGGCTCAAACAACACAGCAGTCGGTAGAGGTACAGGACAACTTCTTACTACAGGTTCACAAAACGTATATGTAGGAGCTGAAGCAGGAGATGCAGCTACGACTGGAGCTAATAACACAGGAGTAGGCTATGAAGCATTAGGCAAATTAACAACAGGTGCTGATAATGTTGGAGTAGGCAGAGCAGCAGCACTTGATTACACAACAGGTACTGGTAATGTTGCAGTCGGAGTTGAAGCACTAGAAAATGGTACTACAGGAAATAATAACGTAGCAGTAGGCAAACAAGCAGGAAGGTCAGTATCTACAGGTGGTAATCTTTTGATGCTTGGTACGAGTTCTGGTAATTCAGGTTCACCTGGAGGTGCTTTAACATCTGGTAATAATGAGGTTACTTTAGGTAATGGCGACCACTCAAAAATAAACGTACAAGTTTCTTTATCTGTAGCCTCTGATGAGAGAGATAAAACAGACTTTCAACCTTTATCTGCTGGTTTAGATTTTATAAACCAACTAAAACCTTATACTTACTATTGGGATAAAAGACATAAGTATATAGATTGGGATGCAAACCCTGACGCAGATTTAAACAGTATTACGCATGATGGTACGCACAAAGAAGATTGGATGGATATAGGTTTTAAAGCACAAGATGTAGTAGCTTTGGAAAAATCAATAAATCATAATCTATCTGATAAAACTAATTTAACAACTAGCTTATCACATGATGGAAAACAATATGCTTTGCAATACGAAAAGTTTGTACCAATATTAGTAAAGGCAGTACAAGAACTTACGGCTAAAGTAGAAACATTAGAAGAACAATTAAACGGAGAATAATATGGCACTAACAGTAGCACAATGTCTAACAGCAGCAGAAGATAGTGCCACAGTTATTAATGACGTTAATACTAATGGCAAAAGGTCAACATATATTGGTGGTACAGCAGATACAGATACAGAAATGTCACAAGCTGATATAAACGAATTGATACAACGTAATGTTGACCACTTAGAAATTATTTTAGCTTATGATGGTAATAATGGAAAACCTAATGTAGTTGGTTCATCTTCAAGTAAAAAAACTACTTGTAGTGATGCTGTTACTACAGGTAAAGCATACATATCAGCTAATTCATAAAAGGAGAAAATAAATGTTATATCTTAATATTTTTGCTTGGGTTACAGCCATAATAGCAATAGCTTCATTAGTTGCTGCTATCA